AATAGCTAGTTTAATCGCTAATAATTCCGCAAACGTAGAATCAAACTCAGTGGTATCCTTGATTGTTCTTACGTATCTAATTTTTAGCGGCGCGGCAATATCAGTTAATATTTTTCCTGACTCAATGCTGAACGGTGAGGTATCATTGCTTATATACCAACCAGAATTAACGTTGGTTAAATACTCATCAACCTGCACCATACGCAGGAAATCACTTGGTAGTTGATATTGTAGATTATACCCCCAATTTGGCGCGTCAACCAAAGCAGGTAACGATGCTCTTGCAATAGCGAAACGCCAATTGTGAGCTCGTAATTCTGCATTAAGGGTCATACTCCACATGGCACTCAGCGAACGCGCAGTCTTAACATCATCACTCAATGAAATGATGCGCGCGGCACCAAGCAACGTCAACGCATTATTACAGATCTCAATTTGTGATGACATGATTTATCCTTAAGCTGGTTTCCAATTGGCACGTGTAATGTATGTAATTATCTCTTGTAAGCAGATTAATGCCTCATGCTTGCTGGTAAATTTAGCAAGGTAAATAGTCAACTCCATGCCGTTGGTAGTTGTAGAGCCAGCTTCTTGCGTTACAGTAGTATAATTTGCACCTTTATCTATATGATATAAACGTGTTGCCATGATGTTTACTCCGTTATTTCTGATTTAAGTTTATAACTCTCAAGCGCCCAAAGTTGTTGCTTAGCATTATCTAATGCAATTTTTTCCCCGATTTCTTTATTATACATCTCAAGACTCACACATGCAGAATGACCAATTAATGTAAACCCATTCGGGAGCCTAACGGCTGCAATAGTTGAAGTTTCAAATACTCTAATGAATTCAATTGTTGAATTAGCGATTAATTCATCTAATTGCCCAATACGTACTGATTTAATTAATTTCTGTTCCATTTTATTTTAATCCTTTGAAATAGCCCATTGATATTATCGCAGGGCTAGAGAGACGTTATACGGTGTAATATACTTTAAGAGTAATATCACCTGCCGCGGTACCAACAGTGGCACCAGTTAAACATAGATCATATTCACGCCCTGAATCAGCAGATAACGCCAATACTTCCCAGAGGCGCTTTTCCGCTTTGTTTATGTCTAATGCTTGATGTAACACATCTAATGGTGCAACACGTGCACTAGATAAATCTACATCATTAGCAAAGCAATTGACAGACGCAACAGCGCCACCATTTGCAGCCGTTTGATATAGCCCAACATCGTACACAGTACCAGCGGTAATTGCATCATTGAACAAGTCGATTTTCATAATCACAGCATTACTTGGCAAGCGACAAAAACGATATACGCTTGTATCGTCATCACCAGCAGCCACCGCAAGTGTAGCCACCATTGACAATAAAGGAGCACCAACTAAAGCGCGAGCGCTACGCACCATTGGAGTGGCATCAGCGTTAGTGATGCCGTTTGATTTTGTATTTACAACAGCCATTTTGTTTTATCCTATTCTGCACAAGGCAATTCAATGATTTTCTTTTCTTCCAAGCGCGTTGCACCGAAAGTCCCCATGCAGACTACTTGCCATGGTAAAGAGCTTAAATCCTTCCGTTGACTAATATCTGTCATGATGTCATTCCAGATACCCAAGTGCATACCTGATTTAGCAAACACAGGCACACGACGATAAGTTGAAGCAGTTGGTAAGCGCTCAGAATGAATGAAGTTAATGCCCAAGAATGAATCCACTTTACCATTTACTAGCACCGCAGAACTATTATAATCAGTATTAACTACTTGAATTTCATTCAACAAGTTAGCATGTTGCTGTGCCGAGATAACACAAAACAATGGGTCTGAATCAATATCAACTTCATTTGACATTAATAAACGGCGTGCTTCAATTAGTTTAGCAACATTAAGACCAGTTGCAGCAGCAGCACCAAATGCCACAGCTACTTGATTGCCAGATAAAAACGATGTTGAAGTTGTACCAGTTTCGCCAGTTTTAGCAGTGCCAAACATAGCTGCAATAATCTCATCATCCATTGCACGTAATAGAGCATTAGCCCCTGACTGCACGTAAGAACTCATTGGATCATTTAACAAGCGTAGTTTGTCGAAGTTATCAACTAAATCATTCCAGTCATAATCAACTGGACTAACCCAACGGCGATCATTTTGAACATCGTAGGGAACTAACGGTTGATAACGACCAGTGCGCTTAGATGCGTTTACAGCTGCGTATTGGTCAACCGCAACAGCTTGTTTACCGAAATGCTGACCATTCATAACGGCGCTGCGTGAGCGGCTGCCCTTTTGTTGTACCAGCAATTGGACGTTAGTCGTATATTGCTGTACAGCTAAATTAATATCATATTGTGACATATTACCTCCTTAAGGAAAAAATCACTTCTTAGTTACAGACTTTTTTAAAGTTTCCTCATGGAGCGCCTGCGAGTTCTCGGAGAGGTAAGTGAAATATGCATCAGCATAGGCGATGTTTTCTTTTGGATCAACGCTGCTTTTATGAATAAGTTTTAATATTTCAAGTTTTAACTCTTGATTCGTCATTATTTATTACCCGCAATCACTCGGTTAAGCGTTAATACTCTTTCACGAGTTTGTGCGTCACCAGCAAGATACTTTTCACGCTTGCTAGCATCGCCCATAATGCCCTGCAATTCAGCTTTTGCACCCTCAAGAGATAAACCAAATGGACTAGCGTTACCGCCAGTTCCCTCGATCTTATGCTCAGATAAACCGCTGCCAAATGTATTGAACATCTTGGCCAAGAACCCAACGCCACCTATTGCAACTAACTCTGGATTGGTGGCAAACGCACGTTCTAATGTTCCAGCTTTTGCATCATCAATACCAGCTGCCCGTGCAGCACGGCGTGATAACTCAATGTTACGATCATAGTTCTGCGCCCACTCTTGTTTAAGTGATTGCTCTGCATTTTGACGCTCAACATCAGCATGTTGTTGCATAGTAGCCATCTGACTAGCTGCGTAACCGTTGTATTTTTCTGCCAAGGCAGTGGCTTGAGTTTTATTTAACCCTAATTCATGCATCCAGTTTTGTACTTGTGCAGAGAATTCAGGATTAGAGCCTTCCATCTTGTCAAGCCCGTACTCTTCAGCTTTAGCAGGCCGCCCTAGTTTATTATAGAATTCTGATAGTTGCTCTGGTGTTGCATCAGCACCAGGCATAATCAAAGTATTGCCAGCCTTTTCAGCGCTGATTAACTTCTCGTAGTTCTGTTGCTGAGTGATAATATCCTCAACGCCTTTGTATCCCTTGGCTTCAACATAACCACGCATGCCGTCGTCTTTTATCTCATCAGACCACTGTCCGGTTGGTTGCTGTGCTGTTTCTGGTGCGATGATCGTTGCTGTATTTTGAGTGTCTTCACTCATTTATAATGCTCCTAAAGTTATTAATCTTGTTCTTGATAGTGTTTGTATATTTGCTCATCATCAAGATTTACATAATACTTGATGCGGTTAAGCACTGCCCGTTTACCCTCTTCATAAGCCATTTGCAATGGGTCTATATTTCCCGTGGCGTTATTCACTTTGGCGCTAGTAATAAAAGCATTACAAAATTTGCTTAAGTCTTTTAATACCAATCTACCAGCTGTGGTTGTGAATACATCCATATAAGCTAGTTTTCGACGCAATATACGCTCAACAACTAATCCAGCTTTATCTTTGACCGCTTGCCACATTATTGACTAACTCCCATATTTGGTGCAGGACTTGCAGAACTAGCATATTGCTGCGCTTGTGCCATGTCTTTAGCTGAGCTGGCCACTACTGGAGCGGCTTGTAGTAATTGCTGCATCTGTGCTTGTTGTGCTTGCTGTTGTTTCATTGCTGCAACCTCTTCTTTACTGTACATAATCTTAGCGGGTACACCACGAATATCAGCTAAAATACGCATAGCTTCCTCGATGTCAAACATCTGTAATATTGACGGGTCAAATTGCGCCATACCTGCAGCAGTTTGTAATGTGTTAAGAATAGCGATTGCTTCATTACTCCGCATAATCTTATTGAGTGGAGCTTCGAATGCAATCTCAAACTCACCGCCAAGTTGTAGTAATTCTTGTGGCATTGGTGGTAAAATACCAGCCATTGAAAGAATATCTAGCTCGCGATCAATCATCGGAGATAATAGCTCAGATTGTTGACGCCCCATAGTTGGGGCTAACATCTCGCCTTTTTCTTGTTGTCTATATTCTACTTCAGTGGCCGTTTGCTGTGGTCTATCTTGCACTAACACTTGGAATAGCGTAACCAAGAATGCCTCATTGATGGCTTGACGCATCTGATTAATTTGATCAACACCAATGTCAATACGTGCATTAGTCTGCAACGGCACAACCAACTGCCTACCTTGCTCATCTACACCGCCGTAATTGATTGCGCCAGCCTGTAATGATATACCGTTGATTGCGGCATCATCAGTCGCTAGCATTGCTGGGTCAACAACTTTCTCTGTTTGGCGAATTACTGCACGGCGTGCTCTATTGAGTGTCTTAATCTCTGGTAATACATCCATTGCTGGACTGCGCCCATATACCTCATTGCTCTCAGTTATGTAACGCGATACAATATAAGGCATTGTGCGATAACCACCCTCAGATACTAAATGCTTAGCATCCATAGCGAGGTAACAAGATTTATAAGCAAAATTGCGTAAATCTTTTTCGTCAGTGTTTGGGTAAACTGCATGAATAAACCAAAATTCTTCGTCTGGGTTATCTTTGGCACAGTTATTAATCTTGTCTGGTAAATTTTCCTCACCCCATGCTTCCTGTGCCTGTCTAGCTGTATATTTGAATTTGCGATAAACAGTATCAACAATACCGCTTGCGTTTTCAGATATAAACACTTCTGACAAGTGGATTGCTTTATATCTAATGCCTTGACCTAGCTCATCATCAACTAACAAACAAGCCGTGCCAAACTTACCTAACGAACGGTAGCACTCATCTATTTGACTAGCAAAATTACTTTTTGGGTTGTAACGAATTGAAAAAAGAATGTCACATACTTGTTCTAAGTATAGTTGTGCATTATGATTGTCTTTAAGCTGCGGATTAGATAGTGTGTGCCAGCGTTGGACACGTGGCGTAAGTGTTGATGACATTGCAGCAATAAAACGATTAAGAGCTCCAGTTGCGGTAACATCAAATATCTTATCGTTATTCTTGCGTCCTGGAGTTGGGTTGTTACCATGAAAATAATTAGGCGATGGGGCGACAAGCTCATCAATCTCAAACCAGTGATTCTCCCACGTGCTGCGGTTACTCTCTAGTACGCTTTGGCGTCTAACTATCTTAGTTGCAAGTTCGTTATTAGCCATGTTACTGACCTAGCAATGATTTAGTGCCAGTTGTTGGGGTTGATGTGTCACCAAGTGCACCACTCAATAGGTTTTTTGATTTACCATTGGGTTTGCGATATAGTGCTTCATCACGCATTGTATCTGATTGAATTTGCTTAACATCTGGCTGAGCAGGTGGTGGCGGAGGTGGCGCAGGTTGACTTGGTATAGATGGCGCTAAAAACGACATATTATTTATCCTTCCGTTATCCAACGTAATGATGTTTATTAATTGAAACTATTATATCATAGTTTTTGATAGCATGCAACTATAAACTATAGTCCATATTCGCCATTGCTGGGCGTCGTGCATCACGAACTGGTTTTAAGCCCATTGCTAGATATCTGAATGCATCAGACCCATGACTTGACCAATCGTGCAGCGGTCTATCTTTGAATGTTTGCAGCTTTTCATCGTACTCACGCTGATAGTTAATCAAGCAGTTAAGTCCTTTTGCTGTCTTTTCTTTATCGAACCAGCATTTAGGCAGTAATAAACGCACCGCATTAATACCATCATCAACCGACAAAGCAGGTAACACACGGGTTTTAGTTAGCCCTAGCTCACGTAATGTATCAATCCTACGTTTGCCCGTCCCAAGCTCTGACACGTTAGCGTCATGCGGTAACAAGCTTTCATAGTACGCATATGGTTTACTATTGAGTAACTTAATGTAGTGGTCCAACCCAACCCCGCTATTTTCGTAATAATCAATAATACGCACTTCTTTACCAACACACTGAGCAAACCATATAGCCGTACTATCTCCGATACCCAAATCCCATGCAGTAGTAACTGGAATACTTGGTTCATATGGTACATTACAAATGCGGTTTTCTTCTTTAGCTCGTGTAAGTAATTTAGCATAGTATGCGCCTGGTACTGCAGCATTAGGATCATTGAAATACTCTTGCCGATACTTAGCTAATCCCTCATCATCACCCAAACGATCAATAATTTCAGCTAATTCACTAGCTAATCGCTCTGGTGTAAATACTCCAGAACTATCAGCGTCAACTTGCTGAAAATACCAGTCATCATGATTTTGGGCAAATTCACCCATGCCCCAGAAATGATTATAGCCGCGCACCGTGGAAATAAAAAACGCCCAGCCGCCATTCTCTGCTAGCATTGGGCGCAAATAATCCCAGCTATTTGGATTAGCAATAGCATACTCAGAAAATACAATGCCAGCAGGACTTGCACCAACTAATGTATTATATCGATCAGAACCAAGCACTTGCCACGTTGAACCATTAACAAACTCAATAAACATTTCTTGATCATTGGTGCGCTTGCGTAATTCATGCGGGAAAGCCTCATCTATGCGACGCTTGCCTGTATGTGGGTTAACAGCTAACCAAATAGCTTTACGAGCTTGACTGTATGCTGGCAGCATATGCCAATAGCTACCAACTCGCCTAAATGCTTCACGGGCTGCAATATGCAAACAAATGTCATCTTTGCCTGCTCTTCTGTGCCACCGCAATACAAAACGCTTGATGTGTCGGTCAAATGCCTGCATTACGGGTAATTGATATGGGCGTGGTGTCCAATTATTTGGCAGAGTAATGTTCATTTAGTTTTATCTTGATCAGAATAATTAATGATGCTAACTGTTAAGCCGACCTCACCTTTATTATCAACCTCAATCTTATCGCCGTATTTTTTAGGTTGCATCTTGGACAGCATCCATTTGCGAGCATCGACCCTTAATTTACTTCGAGTAATCCATTCGCTATTAGGTTTCTCATTGCCATCGTTATCAATTATGGTGTCGTTGCTGGTTTCATCGGCAATATCAAGGATTTCATCAAAGATGATTTCAGCTCTTACCTCGCGTGCGCGCGCGTACTGTTCAAATAGTTGTTTATCATTGTTAATCCAGTTGATAAAATTGCTTGGCTCCAGCCTCTCTTTAGCACAAGTTTCACGCAAGCTTTTACCATCTGCAATAGCAGCTAAAATGCGCTCACATAGTGCGGCTGATCTAAGTGTTTTGCGTGCCACGATTCACACCCTCAAACAAAGCAACATCTACTATCATTGCGCCATTTTTAACAGGCTCACCATACTCAACAACTAGCTTTTTAACTTGCTTGTCATCGTGATACACAATCCCAATCAAACTATCGAGCGTACACTTCAAACAGTTATCAAGATCAACCACAACTTGATTCTCAGCATCCTTTTTAGTTAACTTTGCGTGTAACGTGATATTTAGAACTACTGATTCACTGGTTGGTTTAACTCTGTATGCGTATTCCTGAGCCACTGTTGATTTAAATTTGCGTCCTGCTAGGCTAACGTGTACACCACAGCTTGTTTTGCGCCAGTAGCGATTTGTGCTTACTGGATAAGGTAGAACTAATCTCATGCTGCACCTTGCCCTTGCTGCTCTCGCTGAATTTGGTTATTTCGCACGTTGTTAAGTTGCTCAATGCTGTAAATTCGATTGTTTCTTGAATCACATTCGATGCGCATTGCTGGTCTAATCAGTGCCTTGGTTGATAACGATTGACGTAATGAGTTCTCAATGTCCAAGCCTTCAACTGTCCATTTGTCCAGCAAAACTAGGTTTGATTCAATCTCATAAGCTGGCATTGTGGGTTTTGAGTCAGCATAAGCCTTGATTGCGCTTAGCTCAAACTCAGTGAATGGGATTTTCTTTTGCTTAATGGTTTCTTGCCAAGCTAACCATGCC